AAATGAGATGCTGTATTTCAACGGGACAACGGCGGAGGGCCTGTTAGAGCAGCAGGAGGCGACGACACGCGGGGCCATGTGCTATGCGGACGAATTCCTGTCCTGGCTGATGAGCATGGATCAGTACAAAAGCGGCGGAAAGGGTTCTGACCGGCAATTCTGGCTCAGTGCATGGGACGGCGCGGAGTTTATCGGCATTCTGGTCGGTAAGCTGCGGACGATCCCCAATACCGGCGTGAGCATTATTGGCGGTTCTCAGCCCGATGCAATCCGCCGCGCCGCCGTAAAGCTGAATCTTGATTCGGATGGCCTCATGCAGCGCGTGTTGGTCTATAACTCGACCGGCCCCGCGAACGAGGAATCCGAACAGCCCGCAGATCGGGGCGCGATCAGCGAATGGCGCGCAATCCTGCACACTCTGTACGCAATGAAACCGCACCTCGACCATTGCATCTTATCGGACGAGGCCCATACGATCCGGCGCGAGGCCACGGATTGGATTACGCACATGCGCGGCATTCCCCAATTCCCCGCAGGCGCGCGGCAGTCGCTTTCTAAGTGGCGGGCCTACCTGCCCCGCATCGCCCTCACAATGCACGCTATCCAATGCGCCGCAGCGGGCCGTGACGTTATCACTGCGACCATTGAACGCGACACTGTGGCGCTTGCCTGGGAGTACATGCGCGACTGCCTGTGGCCGCACATGCTGCACTTTTACTCTACGCTGGATCAATACGGCGACGAGGATAAATCCGTGCGGACGTTCGCCGAGTTCGTGCTGGCCCGCAATATCCGGACGATCAAGCCGCACAAGCTGAATTCCGCGTGGGGAAACTTTAAGCGCAGCCTGACGATTCAGCAATGGAAGGAATTCTGGGTGCGTGTGGAGGGCGCGGGCTGGGTGCGACCAATGGGGCCGATAATTCGGTCGTCCGGCCTATCCTCGGAATACGAGGTAAATCCTCGCGCCTTCGACGGGCGCTTCGAGGATCAGATTATATCGGCGCAGATTGCCGTGGAGAAGTATCGTGCGGCGCAGCATCCTGAGTTCCTGAAGCGTCAGGGCCGAGAACCTGGGGAGGACTGAACGCCCGCCGGATGCCTAGCGATAGGTTGCCGTCCCCTCGGCGTTTGGCCTCCAAGATCGTATAGTCGTCGAGCGTGAGGCAGAGGCGCTTCATTCTCGGTTTTGGATCGGTCATTTTCCGGCTCCCGCATAATCCCACGAGTTAAAGCCGCGCTTGATCGCAACAACCCAGTACTCGCCGTCCAGCAACTCGGCCACCTCAATCCGCCCGCCGTAGGCACTCTGATACCGCGCCATTGCCGCTCGTAACGCGCCGCGAAACGTCCGCGCTTTTGTCGGCATCCAGTATTGATCTGCACCACCTGTAACGTAAAATTTATTCATATCATCCCCCTATAGGTCGAAAATAATTACAAGTAGCGCCAAGCACAGGAACACGGCCAGCGCGATCATAATGCCGCCCCTAGTGCTGCGCGGGCTTTGAACAAATCAAAAGCCGCAAGCGTGTTGCATGAGTTCGCCCCTATGCGAACCTCGGCAAGGGAGGCATTGGCAATAATCGCCGCTTCAACCTCTGCCGCCGTCATTGCACCCCGATAGGCGTGCTGCACTTCGACATAACGCACGGCCTGCGCCAGCGCCTCCCGCAGCCGCTCGTTCTCAGCGCGTAGTCCGTTGTAATCCATTTCCAGCGAAACGTGCGAAATTATCAGCGGATCGTGGCACTTGTAGTCGGACTCGGTTTCTCGGGCTTTTGCGACTAGCGCCAGGGCCGCATCGGTGCGCGGCGTGGTGGTGTTAAATAGGCTCATGCTGCCACCGTGTCGGCGTAGTTGCGCGAGACTTCCTCGAGGGCGAACCATGCCAGCGCGTTATAAACCGGAGTTTCCGCTTCGCCCTTGTTCTTGAGGAACAGCGCCCGCTCGACTTCGGCGCGATCCCAGTCCTTCAGGCATTGGAACCCGGCCACCATCGTTATCACGCTGTCATAACCGCAGTCCTGAGCCATCCCGCTGGCCAGTTCGTAGATGCTCTCGAAATTGGCTTTGGCGAATTTCACGGTTTCGGAGTGATAGCAGAATCCCGAGAATCCGCTATCCGCGCCATGATTCGCCACGTCCTCGGCCATTTCGCGGAAGCTGTCCCATCCGCCAACCTGCCGAACAACTGCGCGAACCAATGCTTCCGGTACATTCGACTGACTGCAAAACTCTTTGATCGTGTTCATATCTGCCAATCCCCCAATCTATGCGCCCGAATCGGTCAGGCTCCGTAATCCGCACTCTGTAGCGCCCAGAAAGGCGCTAGGATTGCAGACTAGGCGTCGAATCCCCACACTTTCGCCACGCTGGGCAGGATGCTGAACGCTTCCATCTTGGTCTTAGCTATTGGCCCAGTTTGGTTCATCTGCCCGTCCTGTTCCGCGACAACCTGCCAATGCCCGTGCCCGATATGCCCGATGTAAAGATTGCACCCGGTTTCCGCGTCCGCGTACCGCGTTGGAGTTACCTTTGCGATGCTGCGAAAGTCTGCCGTTTTCATGATCTATTCTCCCGTTCAGTTATCGAGCAAAGCGCCCGAGAATGCACCCCGAAAGGCGCATACCCCGATACTTTTTAGCCGTTAGCTATTGCCGCGAAAGCTAGGTCGAAAGCATGTTCGGCAGCGCGGTAAATATCCTGTGCCGCAATGAATTCGGCATCGCCGATTGTGCGATTGCGGTATGCCTGCACAGCTACTTGATACACTTTCAATGCAGCATTCGACGTGTCTAATGCCGCTTGATAAGCAATATCCTCGGCAATTGCCTGTGCCGTGGCTTCCATCATGTCGCGGTTTGCCGTGTACTCTTGGTTCATTTTGTCGCCCCTATCCCGTTCGTTAGTCGATTCCTGCACCTGTCTGTATGCATAACCCGTGCCAGATTGATGCATATAATTTTCCCTAGCAAATCAATCATATGCATAAATCGCCCACAATCCACCTGTCGGCATCTCGTCAGAAAGTGTCGGCGTTTCGTCAATGTGTCGGATTCTCGGCATATAGTCTGCGCGATGCATTGGAGCGCATTGCGACACATTGTGACGGTCGAAACCTTGTAATCCATTGCACGCGCCCAGGAGAGTAAATTCTTTTTAAGTGATTTATATGCATAAAATTCCTTCCTTTCTCTTAACTTTCCTTTTAGGAGATTCTGGCAATGCTTCACAATGCATTGCGGCTCATTGTGAAACCGCCTAATTCAGCATGTGCGGAGTCTCGCAATGTTCCGCAATGCTGCCGCATGTGCCGCAATGGATTTGCATGGCGCAGCTACCTGGACACAGTTGCAGGCCAGCAACAAGGGGCGAATAGATGCCGAATAAAGGCCGGACGCAATGCTAAGCGCATGATACGCATAAGCAATCGCTCCCATGCATCATAGGGGCTACAGCGTTTTCGGCCCGGATCGCAGGCAAATCCGCCGGGCGACCGTGGTCAAGCGTGGTCAGCCGTGGTCAATGCTGGCTCGTCGGGCTGATTCCGGCGGGCCGGGGGAGCAAGGGCCTTGGCCGACCGTGTGCAGGTCTGGGACTCCCCGTCATACCTTTCGCAAATTTTTGGCGCGCAAAAAAATTCAGGTTTTGCCATTTCCGCAAAGTGCCCAAGGATTGGCGGCAAGGCGGTCAGGCTGCGTTTTCTGGATGCGGGGTAGGGGATGGTATGGGCTGTGGTTGCGGTCAGTCGGATTGGGGCGTATAACGGGGCTATGGGGATACGGAGCCGGATGACGCGGGACTCGCTTACTCGGGTGGACGAGGAGGAGTTGGAGGCGTTTTTTGATGATGTGGTGGAGGTCGGGCTGGTGGGGGCGTGTGGGAACCGGATCTGGACGTTGGGTGCGGTGCTGAACTGGTTGCGGGCCTCGGATGATCGGTGGGGCGGGTATCAGGATGCGTTGAAGGCGCGGGCGGAAGTGCGGTTCCACGAAGGCGGGGAGATTGTGGATCAGGCGATGCCGGACGATGTTGCGGTTGCGAAGCTGCGGAGTGCGTGGCGGCGGGACGAGGCGAAGGTGTGGAGCCGGGAGCAGTATGGCGACCGGGTAGCGATTGAGAAGTCGGCGGCGTTTGGGGCCGATGCGGGATTGATCGGGCTGGCCGGTGCGTTGCTGGCGAGGTTGGCCGCGCCGGTTGCGGCGGAAAAGATTATTGGCGGCGAGGTCGTTGCGGAAAGCGACCCCGTTGCGGTGGAAATCGTTGCACAGCGAGAGTATGAAAGCGAAGTTAGCCAAGCCGGGGAGGTGGTGCGAGAGTCCGCGCCCAGCGGAACGCGTGAGCAGCACGGGATTATCCCTCCCGATAGTCCTCCCCGGCGGACGCTGCACGAACCGAGTACGCTCGGGCCGATATGAGCGAATTGACTCCAGAGCAGGTGAAGATGCTGCACGCGCTGCCGGTCGAAGGCGCGATTCGGTATTGGGATGAGTTGGAGGAGATCGGGCGGCAGCAGGGGAAACTGAACCAGGTCGTGAGGATGCTGGTCTGCGCGGATTTGTATTATCTGATGGTGCGGGTGTGTAATCGCGTGGATATGCTGCCGTGCGTCGGACGACCGGGGTTTGTGGATAACTCGTTTGCTTTTGATCGGTGCCGCGAGGTCGAGGCGAACCCCAACGGGTATCTGGATCTGTGGTCACGCGAACACTGGAAGTCCTCCACGATTACGTTTGGGTTGTCGATTCAGAGCATCCTGAAAGACCCCGAGATAACAATCGGGATTTTCTCCCACACGCGGCCCATTGCGAAAGCGTTTTTGCGTCAGATCATGCGCGAGTTGGAAGAGAACCTTACGCTGCACGCGGCGTTCCCCGATGTGCTGTACGGCAAGGATATCCGTAAGGCTGCGAAGTGGTCGGAGGATGACGGGATTATCGTTAAGCGTAAGTCGAACCCCAATGAGGCAACGGTGGAGGCGTGGGGGTTGGTGGACGGCCAGCCGACATCGAAGCACTTCAAGGTGCTGCACTACGATGACGTTGTGGTAGCGGGTTCCGTGACAACTCCCGAAATGATCGCCAAGGTCATGGTGGAGATGGAGCGTTCGTATAACCTTGGGACAACGCCGGGGATAAAACGCGGGGCCGGTACGCGGTGGCACTTCAACGATGCCTATAAAACGCTGACGGATCGCGGGACGCTGAAGGCGCGGGAGTATCCGGGCAGGATTGGTGGCGTTGAAGAGGGTCACTCAATTGTGTGGGACGACCTGACGCACCACCAGAAGCGCAAGGACATGGGGCCGTACACCTATGCCGCGCAGATATTGCTGAACCCGAAGGCCGATTCGTTGCAGGGGTTTCAGCGCGAGTGGTTGCGGTATTACACCAAGAAACCAACGAAGACGAACAACTACATTTTGGTGGACTCAGCAAACTCCAAGCGCAAGGACTCTGACTACACGGCGATGTGGGTGATCGGGTTGGGTCAAGACCAGAACTATTATGTGCTGGACATGGTTCGTGATCGGCTGAACCTGACTGAGCGTGCGGCTCGGCTGATTGAACTGCATCGCAAATGGAAACCCAAGCAGGTGCGGTGGGAACAGTACGGGTTGATGGCCGATATCCAGCACATCAAGTCCGTGCAAGAGGCTGAGGGGTATCGCTTCGATATCATGGAGGTTGCGGGCAGGACGGGTAAGGATGACCGTATCTCGCGGCTAATTCCGATATTTGAGCAGGGGAGGATTTACTTTCCCAAGAGTTTTTATGTAACCGATTACGAGAAAAACACGCGGAACCTGGTGCATGACTTCATTGAACAGGAGTACCTGCCGTTCCCTGTTAGCGCCCACAAGGACATGATCGACTCCCTTGCGCGGATTGAGGAGCCTAACCTTAAACTGGTCTGGCCAAAAGAAGTGCAGCTAGAGGCACCGGATCGGCGGGTCAACGCTCAGAACCACCACGTTAATACTGGCTGGATGGGACACTAATGCGCGACCTGTTTGACGGATTGACAAAACAGAGGTACAAGGGGCATTGGGAAAACTTTGGTATTTTCTCAGGCACGCACCGTAACTAACTCATGGATGGGGTCTTGACATGCCAAACAACGTATCAGTAGGTGTAGCGTTTTCTGACCCCGTGCTGTCCGGCGGGACAATTGACAACACCGTCATTGGTGGCACAACCAAAGCGGCGGGTTCGTTTACGTCCGTAACGTCAACGGGCGCGGTTACCGGAACGACCGTTTCCGGCACCGGCACCGTGACTGCAATCAACGCCACGGCAATTACCGCTGGCGGCTCTGCTGCCGTGCTGGCAACCGCTACGGCAGGGTTTGGGCTTTACCTTGGCTCGGGCGCACCGACGATCACCGCAGCCAAAGGTTCGCTCTACCTGCGATCGGATGGCTCTAGCGTCAGCACCCGCCTGTATTCAAACACAGACGGTGCCACCGCCTGGACTGCCGTTACCACGGCCACTTAAACGTGGCTAACAGCAAGTCTATTGGTATTGCGTATTCTGACCAAGACATTAGTGGTGCGGATACGCTTGCCGCAAACGTGACGTTGGGTTACACCGCCGCAGCGCAAGGGGCCGTAACGCAGGCAAGCAGCAAATCAACGGGCGTTACGTTGAACGCGCCCTGCGGCCAAATCACGATGAACAACGCGTCGCTGAACGGTGCTACCAACGTGGGCTTTACGCTGACAAATTCATACATCTCGGCTAAAGACACGCTGTTGCTGACGATTGCAAGCGGCGCAACGGTGGCCTCGTACAACGTGTGGGTTACTAGTTTGATTGCGGGTTCGGCGGCGATTAACCTGCGAAACATCACCGCAGCTACGCCATTGTCTGAGGCGGTTGTGTTGAACTTTGCTATTATTCATTTGCTATGAAAAAAAGCGTGTCTTTGGCGGTTGGCCGGGGTAGTCAAGAACGCCAGCGGCCCCGCTGAACGTGCAAAAGCCTCTCTCAAACGATGGAAGTGCTAACCATGCCACTGGTCAAGTCAAAGTCGCCCACTGCCTTCCGCAAGAACATCAAGGCCGAGGTTGCTGCGGGCAAGCCGGTCAAGCAGGCCGTTGCCATTGCCTACTCGGTTAAACGCGGCGCGATGAACAAGAAGAGCAAGTAGTGGCCTATCAGGACAACGGGGTTACCGAAGCAGGCGTCATCGCCACGGGCAGCACGCGGGGCCACGGCGAGATGCTGGCGACCATGCGTACTCGCCTGACGATGGCGATCTCTGCCTACTCGGACTCGCGTGAGGACGAACTAGACGACCTGCGTTTTCGTGCGGCCAGCCCTGACAACCAGTGGCAGTGGCCCGCCGACGTTTTGGCGACCCGTGGCAGCATCCAAGGCCAGACGATCAACGCTCGGCCTTGCCTGACGATCAACAAACTGCCGCAGCATGTGCTGCAAGTCACCAACGACCAGCGCCAGAACCGGCCTAGCGGCAAAGTCATCCCCGCTGACGACAAAGCCGACATCGAAGTAGCCGAGATCTTCAACGGTCTGGTGCGGCACATCGAATATATCTCGGACGCTGACGTAGCCTACGACACGGCCTGCGACAACCAGGTCACGTTTGGCGAAGGGTACTTCCGCATCCTGACCGAGTACTGCGACGACAACACCTTTGAGCAGGATCTGCGGATTGGGCGCATTCGGGACAGTTTCAGCGTGTACATGGATCCGACGATCCAAGACCCGTGCGGATCGGATGCGGAATGGTGCTTCATCAACCAAGAGTTGACCAAAGAAGAGTACGAACGCGAGTTTCCCGATGCCTCGCCCCTGTCCAGCCTTGAATACGGTGTGGGCGACGGGCAACTGAACGCGTGGATTAATCAAGACACGGTGCGGATTGCCGAGTATTTCTACATCAAGCACGAAGCCAAGAAGCTGAACCAGTACCACGGCGGAATCACCGCAATGGCGGGTTCGCCGGAGGCAAAACAGGCTGAAATGATGGGTTTGCAAGCCATAAAAACCCGCGATGTGGACGTTCGCACGGTCAAATGGTGCAAAACCAACGGGTTTGAGGTGCTGGAAGAGCGCGATTGGGCGGGCAAATACATCCCCGTAATCCGCGTAATTGGCAACGAATTTGAGATAGACGGGCGGATGTACGTTAGCGGTCTGGTGCGAAACGCCAAAGACGCGCAACGGATGTACAACTACTGGGTTAGCCAAGAGGCCGAGATGCTGGCGCTGGCGCCCAAGGCACCGTTTATCGGGTACGGCGGTCAGTTTGAGGGTTACGAGCAGCAATGGAAGACGGCCAACATCAACAACTGGCCCTACCTTGAGGTCAACCCCGATGTGACCGACGGCCAAGGCGGGCCGCTGCCGCTCCCAGCGAGATCGCAGCCCCCAATGGCCTCAACCGGCCTGTTGCAAGCCAAGGCGGGCGCTGCGGACGACATCAAGAGTTCTACCGGGCAGTATGACTCAAGCCTTGGTGCCACGAGCAACGAGCGTTCTGGGCGGGCGATTCTGGCCCGCGAGAAGCAAGCCGACACCGGCACCTACCACTATGTGGACAATCTGGCGCGGGCGATCCGGTACGCCACGCGGCAATTGGTCGATCTGATTCCGAAAATCTACGACACGCAGCGCATTGCCCGCATCATTGGCATAGATGGTGAGACAGACCAAGCCATGATCGACCCGATGCAGCCCATGCCGGTCAAGCGGATCCAGAACGAAGCTGGCATCGTCATCAAGAAGATCTACAACCCCAACGTCGGCAAGTACGATGTTGCGGTCACGACCGGCCCAAGCTACATGACCAAGCGGCAGGAGTCGCTGGACGCGATGAGCCAACTGCTGCAAGGCAACCCGCAACTGTGGGCGGTGGCTGGCGACCTGTTCATCAAGCACATGGATTGGCCGGGCGCGCAAGAGATGGCCGCACGGTTTGCCAAGACCATTGATCCAAAACTGTTGTCCAACGAGGACGATCCGGCGCTGCAAGCGGCCAACCAGCAGATGCAGGCAATGGCGCAGGAGATGGAGCAGATGCACCAGATGCTCAAGAATGTTGGGCAGTCAATGGAAGCCCAAGATTTGAAAATCAAGCAGTTTGACAGCGAGGTCAAAGCCTACGACGCGGAAACCAAGCGGATCTCGGCGGTGCAAAATTCAATGGGTGAAGATCAAATTCACGATATTGTTATGGGAACGCTACACGCGGCGATGGCTACCGGCGATATTGTTTCCGGTAACCCTATGGTTAGTAACCGTGATAACATACCTGAGAACGAGCCTCAGGAGACGCAAAATGCGCCTATGCCACCCAACGCAAGCCCAAATCAAGGATTTGTTCCGGTATGAAAACGGAAAATTATATTGGCGTAAGAAAGTCAGCCGCAAAATTAACATTGGCGACGAAGCGGGTACGTTCAGAAAAACTGACGGCTATAGACAAATAATGATTAATAGTCAGGTCTACCGCACTCACCGATTAGTGTATCTGTACCATTATGGGTATGTGCCTGAGTTGATCGACCACATAAATCAAAACCCAAACGATAACCGGGTTGATAATTTGCGACCTGCTACCCGCGCTGAAAATGCGTACAACAGTAAACTAAGGCCAGACAACACTTCTGGGGTAAAAGGAGTTACTTGGGACAAGGCCAAAAAAAAATGGGTTGCTCGGGTGTACGCGGATCGAACTTGTGTAAATTTAGGCCGGTTTGTCAAATTAACCGACGCCATTAGCGCGGTTAAAATTGCAAGACGCCAACATCACGGTATGTTTGCATCTGAAGGAATGCCCCAATGAAAGCCGCCGATTTTGTAGGTGCGTTGTTTTTGGCGCGGGATGTGGCGCATAGCGTCCACTTGAACACCCGTAGTTTTTCCAAGCACATGGCGTTGAACACGTTTTACGACAGCATTATCGACCACGCCGACGCGTTTGCGGAAGCCTATCAAGGTCGCCACGGACTGATTGGCCCGATCTCGCTGATGTCTGCCAAAAAGACGGGCAACATCATTGAGTTTTTGGAAGACCAGCTAAAAGAAATTGAGGCGGCTCGGTATGATGTGTGCGAAAAAACCGACACATCGCTTCAGCAACTGATCGACAACATCGTGGAGTTGTACTTGACCACGCTGTACAAATTGCGTTTTCTGGCATGAACTTGGTGGGGCCAACGGGCGAACTTCGCTTTACCATTGAGATCAAGCGAAAAGAAACCGGCAAGGTCGAGCAATTTGAATTGGTCGGTCAAGTCACGGACGAGCAGTTAAAGGAGATTCAAGATGGCGGTCACACACTCGACAGCAGCAAAGAACGCGGCGACTGATGCGGTCACCACGCTGCTTGGCGCATCCGGCAGTCTGGTGTTCAGGATCTCGCCAAGTTCTGTTGCGTCCCCCGGAACAGCCGTTGCAACGCTTGGCTTGAACGCCACGCCGTTTGGTGCGTCTTCGGGCGGCACGGCAACGGCAGGATCAATCACCAGCGATACAAACGCCACGGGCAACGCCTCGCCGGTTGCGTTTGCAACGCTCCAGGCAACGGGCGCGGTGATCGTGATCCATTGCGCGGTCGCGGCCTCGGCATCCGACATCAACATGACCAACGGCCTGACCGTCGCGCCGGGGGATACCGTGTCCTGCTCATCCCTGACCTACGCCGCGTTGTCGGCTTAAGGAGAAAGAAAAATGCCCGGCGTATCTTGGCTCCAAACCCTCAACAACTCACCGATTGACGGAACTGCGCTTGCAAACAGTACAGTTGCGACTTCTCTGCTCCCCGCGATTGCAAAACCAACCCTGCCGGCAAACTACTTTACCTCGGCGGGTAAGCTGTTCAAGCTGCGCGCTTCGGGCCGGATCAGCACGGTGGTTACTACGCCGGGAACGCTGACGCTGGATGTGCGGTTTGGCTCGGTGGTTGTGTTCAACGGCGGCGCGATGACGCTAAACATTGTCGCCAAAACGAACGTCGGGTGGGTGCTGGACGTGGACATTACTGTCCGCGCCGTTGGCGCAACCACTACGGCAAACGTGATCGGGCAAGGGCTGTGGACTTCGGAAGCGGTAATCGGCGCTCCGTTGCCTACTGCGGGCGGCGCGACAAGCCATGTGCTGCCCTACAACACGGCCCCGGTGGTCGGGACAGGTTTTGATAGCACGGCAGCATTCGTCGTTGACCTGTTTGGCACTTGGTCGGTGGCAAACGCGGCAAACTCGATCACCTGCCATCAGTTCGCATTGATTGACATGAATATGGGAGCCTCGGCATGACGAGTCGGGTTATCCCGTGGCACGTTCCGCTTGACGAGCAATGGGACGAATCGAAGAAACGTGCGCGGCGGTGGATTAACACCGCAATGGCAGCGTGGGGCGGGACAACCGCTACCAGCTACACCTCGCTTTCCGCAAACGCGGCGGATTTGCCTTCCGTGTCAATTCCCACAGACCCGTTTTTGCGTATCTATGTGCGCGTTGCGGGGTATACGGCTTCGGGTTTCGCTCGACTGCAATTTAACGGTGATACGGGTACAACCGCTTATTCCTACACGGTCAGCACGTTGGCACCGGCTGGGACGTTTACGACCAAGACCGCCGTTGCTACGTCCGCTGCGGGGATTGTCGTGTCTGCGGTTGCCATTGCTGGCCCCCGGTCGCTGATCGTGTTTGATGTCCGCAACGTCAACGGTCAGGCTCATGGTGTCAGTTATCAATCTGCGGACGTAAGCGAAACCGCCGCTACTGCGCCTAGCATCAGTACCGGCGCGGGGATTTGGACAACGACTTCGCTAATCAACCGGGTCAACTTGAACGTAGGCGAAAACGGTGGGCTGTTAATTTCTGGCACGGATATGCTTATCGTAGGGTTTAGCAGCCAGTAATGGGCGCGGAGTTCGTCAGAGGACGAAACCCAATGGTTATGATGACCGGCCACGGGGCTGTGCGGACTCTTTACCGTCGTCCGAAAAGTTTGGGTAGCACTCCCGGCGATTGGCTCAAAAAAGTACCGCAATTTATCCGGCCTCAATATAAAGGCAATTTTACAATCAACACCGTGGCCCCGGTGGGGGTCACAAAGAACAGTTCCGGCGTTGCGTTGCCCAATTGCCGAGTGGATTTGTTTAATGCAGATGCCACGCAAGCGTACATTGCAACCACTTACAGCGATGCCAGCGGGAACTATTCGTTTACCGTTGGCAGCAACGCGGGGTATTTTTTCTGTAGGGCGTACCTGCCGGGTTCCCCGGACGTAGCCGGAACAACGACTGATACCGTAGTCGCGGTGTAGTCATGCCGGATATTTTCCTCTACACAGGGGAAACAAACCCGAATGATATTGTACTGTCCGATCCGACAGTACCAAGGGGCGGGGGCGGAGTAACCCACGCAACTACCGGGGCGCTAATTGGCTCCGGTTCGGCCATCGTTGGGGCGGCAAACAGGTTTGTAGCCCACATCACGACGGGCGCTCTGACCGGCCCCGGTTCGGTAGTTGTAGGGGCTTCAACTAGGTTCCGAACTCACGCCACCACGGGCGCTCTGGTCGGCCCCGGCTCAACGATTGCAGGGTCAGCTAACCATTCCCCCGCTGCCGTCCCTCATACAACCACCGGGGCGCTTACGGGGCCGGGATCGGTCGTTGTTGGCGTTTCCAGAAGGTTCCGCGCACACCCGACTACCGGCACTCTGACGGGGGCGGGGTCGGTCATTGTCGGGTCGGCTAACCGCTCACCCGTTGCTGTTCCGCACACGACCACCGGAGCGTTGACCGGCCAAGGGTCTGCGGTTGCGGGAACCTCACGCCGATTCCGCGCCCATGCGACCACCGGAACCCTGACCGGCGCGGGCGCGGCCCTGTCTGGCACCGCCCGCCACAACACGCCACACCCGACCACGGGAACGCTGACCGGGGCGGGATCAACGATCTCTGGTGCGGCAAAACGCTTCGTTCCCCACGACACCACCGGAAGCCTGGTCGGTGCCGGGTCGGTGGTCATTGGTGCAGCGTTCCGTTCGGCGGGGCCGGTTCCGCACGACACGACGGGGGCGCTGATTGGGCAAGGCTCGACCGTAGATGGTACGGCTGATCGGTCAGCCACCTACCCCGCGCCAGCGGATGTCTTGGCGGGGCTAGTGTACGGCCCAGGCGGGATTTTTACTGGAACGTTGGCATCCAGCCCAAATGCTCCATCCGTAGGGCTGCGGTCATTTACCACGAATTTTCTGGCCGGGCCGGGCACACTTTTTGAAGATGCCCCGTTTTCTGCGTACCCAGACCCGGCCTACGTTTTGGCGGGGGTGGTCTACGGCCCTAGCGGGGAGTATATTGGCTCCTTGACTCCCAGCACGGGTGAGACAATAATCGGGCTAAGATCCTTTACAGGAAGATCCTAAATGGCGCTAAATCTGAAAGCAATCACCACACGACTTGGTTATCAGCAGATTACTACGCTAAGTTCCGCGACAAATCTTACTGTACCAACAACCGATGTGCAAGGGCTGTCTTGTCGTCCCGCAATTGCCATCATCACTCCCGAAAGCCAAGCTGTTCGTTGGCGAGATGATGGCACAGCGCCTTCGGCTACTGTAGGTATGCCTTTGGCGGCTGGCACCACACTTCAATACGACGGCGACTTGACGAAAATTCAATTTTTCGAGCAAGCGGGCGGTGCCAAACTTAACATCAGTTATTACGCTTGATAGGTGCCATTATGGATGTCGTCCACGATAACCAACCCCTTGATGTGGTGAAATACATTACCACGCAACTGTCTCAGGACTTGCTGAATCTTATCGCCGTTAGGGACGAATTGGCAAAACGCCAAGGAGCGATGTCGGCGGTTGAGGATGCAAGTAACCTGCGAACCGCCGCTGCGGCTGCGCTTGAGTCGGCCAAAACCGATTCCGCTGAAATGTTGGCGCTGGGCCGCGCAGAATTGGCTATGGCAAAAGTTAAATCTTCTGCGTTGAACGCTCGGGAACTGGAACTTAACGCCCGCGAAACGGCGTTTGACGACGCCAGCGCGCAGATCGTCAATAATCAAGATTTGACGGCGCGGTCGCTTGAGTCGCGGGAGATTTCTGCAACCGAACGCGAAACGCGGCTTGAGGCTAACGAGGCTGCGTTGGCCTCCGCGCAAAAGACATTGGCCGCACGAATTGCGGTTTTTCAAGAAAAAGTAGCTGCATTGACTGCCTAACCGCACTGGCGCGGAACGCCAGGGATTCCAAGGAATCAAGCCATGTCTGAAGAAGTACTAGCGGAAGTACCCGCGCCGGAACAGGTTGCCACGGCGGCACTTGAACCTGAGATTGTAGCGCCGGTAGAAGCACAACCGGAGTCACCGAAAAGTTTCTCGCAAGAGGAATTGGACGCGGCTATCGGGAAGAGGCTCGCAAGAGAGCAGAGGAAGTGGGAACGCGAAGCACGGCAGGCCGAAGCACCAAAGCCCGTCCCTGTGGAGCATGTTACGCCTGAACAGTTTACGACGACCGAGGAATACGTTGAGGCATTGACGACTTCCAAGGCGCAAAAAATTGTTGAGCAGCAACAGTACGCGAAACAGCAACAAGAGTTGCTTGGTAGCTATCACGAAAAAGAAGAGGACGCACGGGCCAAATACGAGGACTTCGAACAAGTCGCGTACAACCCAAAACTGCCGATTACTGATGTGATGGCCCAGACAATTCAAGCTGCGGAAAACGGCCCAGATATTGCATATTATCTCGGCACAAATCCAAAGGAAGCTGACCGCATCGCCCGCCTTACGCCTTTTTTGCAAGCCAAAGAGATTGGAAAACTGGAAGCAAAAGTCGCTTCTGAACCCGTTACAAAACGTACATCCAGCGCACCTGCGCCGATTTCACCTGTCACCGCCCGTGGAGGTCACTCCAGCGGTTTCGATACCACAGACCCAAGGTCAATCAAAACCATGACCACAAGCCAGTGGATTGACGCTGAAAGAGCAAGACAAATGAAAAAGCAGGAAGCGAGGAACCGCTAACTACTTTTAGGAGTTTTCATGGCTAACAGCCTGCTTACCATTGACATGATTACCCGGAAGTCTCTGGAAATTCTGGAGAACAACCTGGTACTTTCCCGCAACGTCAACAAAGAGTACGACGACAGCTTTGCAGCCGAAGGTGCCAAGATTGGCTCCACCCTGCGGATTCGTCTGCCGGATCGCGCTTTGGTGACCGACGGTGCCGCTCTGCAAGTGCAGGACGACAACGAGCAGTACACCACGCTGTCGGTGTCCAGCCAGAAGCACATCGGCATCAACTTTACCTCTGCCGAACTGACCATGCAGTTGGACGACTTTGCGGAACGCGTCCTCAAGCCGCGTATTTCGCAACTCGCCTCCAGCGTGGACGCGGATCTGGCTACCGCCTACAAGTCGATCTACTCGTCTGTTGGCACCCCCGGCACGACCCCGGCCAGTTCGCTCGTTCTGTTGCAGGCTGGGCAGAAACTGAACGAATATGCTTCCCCGCTGTCCCCGCGCTACGCAACGGTTAACCCCGCTGCCAACGCTGGTCTGGTAGAAGGCATGAAGGGCTTCTTTAACCCGACAGGCACGATTTCAAGCCAGTTCAAATCCGGAATGATGGGCGAGAACGTGTTGGGCTTTGATGAAGTCAACATGAGCCAGTCGATTGCTACGCACACCGTGGGTAGCCTGCCTGTTGCGCCTATCGTATCGGCATCGACCCCGCCGACCACGCAAGGTGTAGCAACGCTTGACATCACCTACACGAGCGGCACCAAGACCATCAAGCAAGGTGATATTTTCACCATCGCCAGTGTTTACAGTGTCAACCCGCAAACCCGCCAATCCACCGGCAGCTTGCAACAGTTCGTTGTGACGGCAGATCAGACCCTGACCAGCACCTCAGCTACCATCAACATCTCGCCGCCCATCTACACCGCGACGAATGCTCTGGCGACTGTGGACTCGTTCCCGGCTGCGTCTGCTGTTATTACGTTCCTTGGTACGGCATCCACCGTGTACCCGCAAAACTTGGTCTATCACAAGAACGCGATCACGATGGCAACGGCTGACCTGCTGTTGCCGCAGGGCGTGGACATGGCTTCGCGTCAGGTTCACAACGGGATCTCGATGCGGATCGTGCGTCAGTACGATATCAACAACGACCGTATGCCTTGCCGTGTTGACGTACTGTACGGCTTTGCCACCATCCGTCCGCAGATGGCTTGCCGGATCTGGGGCTAACCAAACTACCCCCGCATAACGCGGGGGTATTTCAACCTTTTAGGAGCATCAATCATGGCACTCCCCTCAGTTGGTGGTGGTTATCAGTTGACCGATGGCAACCAGAATGAAATAGAATTCATCCCGCAAGTTGCCCCGGCAACCGCTTCGGTCACTGCAACGCTGACCGTAGCGCAACTCGCTGCTGGTATTATTACCATCAACCAGGCTGGCGCGGCGGCTTGTACCCTGACGCTCCCCACCGGGGCGCTGATGGATGCAACTTTTACCAACATGCAGAACAACGCATCGTTTGACTTTTCTTTCATCAACGTGTCCACAGTGGATGCGGAAGATGCGACGATTGCGGTTGGTACGGGCTGGACGCTAGTGGGTAACGTCACTGTTGCTGCAAACAGCGCCGTGACCGTTGTTTCGTCGGCGCGGTTCCGCGCTCGTCGGACGGCTGCGGCCACTTGGACGCTGTATCGCCTTAGCTAAGTAACACCCGCCCCTTAGCAATAGGGGGCGGGATTTGGAGAAGCATATGGTCATCTACATGCGGCATCCCGTTCACGGCACCAAGGTCGCTATTGCTGAAGTTGAGGCCGAGGCTGACGAAAAAAACGGTTGGGAACGCTATGACGTAGGTGCGTTGCTGACACCCAGCGAACCTGTCCTGAACGAATTGGCTAAACCTCGCGGGCGACCGCGTAAGGAACTTGCGGCATGACCACTTCCGCTGGCGACCAGATCAACGGAGCGTTGCGCCTTATCGGTCAATTGGCCGAAGGCGAAACGCCATCGTCAGAAACGTCAGCCGATGCGTTGACCGCGATGAACCAGATGCTAGATAGCTGGTCGGCTGAACGCCTGTCGGTGTTTTCAACGCAAGACCAAATGTTTACCTGGCCTGCGAATCAAAAAAGCCGCACGATAGGCCCAACCGGCGATTTTGTGGGCAACCGTCCGGTGTTGCTGGATGACGCAACGTACTTTCGAGATCCAGCCAACAACATCAGTTTTGGCATCAAGATTATCAATCAGCAGCAGTACGATGGGATCGCGGTCAAGACGGTGACCTCAACGTATCCGCAGGTGATCTGGGTAAACATGGACATGCCCAATATGGACATGTACATCTACCCCGTGCCGACCAAGGCGCTGGAGTGGCACTTCATCAGCGTTACCGAGTTGGTTGAGCCAGCGACTCTGGCAACGGTTTTGGTCATTCCGCCCGGCTACCTTCGTGCGTTCCGGTTCAACCTTGCGTGTGAGATTGCTGCCGAGTTTGGCGTGGAGCCACCGGCCACGGTGCAACGGATTGCAATGGCTTCCAAGCGCAACATCAAGCGGATCAACAACCCTGACGATGTAATGAGTTTGCCGTACAGCATCGTGGCAACCCGCCAGAGGTTTAACATATTTAGTGGGAATTACTAACATGGCTAATATCGCAATTTCTGCTCTCCCCGTTGCCGCTTCGCAAGCTGGCGCCGATGTGCTGCCGATTGTGCAAGCAACAACCAGCACGACAAAACAACTGTCGGTCACCAAGCTGTTTACCAGCCCGACGTTTGTTACGCCGATCCTCGGCACACCGACCTCTGGAACATTGACCAATTGCACCGGATTGCCGATTGCAACGGGCGTGTCTGGATTGGGTGCAAGTGTGGCAACCTTTCTGGCAACGCCATCAAGCGCAAATCTTGCCGCAGCCTTAACGGACGAGACAGGGACAGGCGCAAATGTATTTGCCAATACGCCAACATTGGTGACGCCCAACATTGGAGCAGCCACAGGAACAAGCCTAACGGTCACTGGGGCGCTGAGTGCGAGTAGCTTAACTCCGACTTCCGATATACCGATTATCACATCCAACGCTACCGCAACCGCCGAAACTCGACAACTGTATGCCGCGTCAGGTGCTGAATACAGGATTAACCAATTTCACGGCACGCTGGCATCAAAGTTCACTATTCACGTAAACAGTATGGGTGGCGCAACGTCGCTTGTTGCTGATTTCAGTTCGACCGGCGTCGCGGTAACGGGGACGTTGAGTAGCACCGGAAAACAAGGCTATGCAACCGGCGCTGGTGGAACGGTTACCCAAGCGACTAGCAAGGCAACCGGCGTGACGTTAAGCAAATCAACCGGCCAGATTACGCTGAACGCGGCGGCGCTTGCTTCAGATACCACCGTCAGCTTTACGCTCACCAACACGGTCATTGAGGCTGGTGACATTCTGATAATGAACCATATCAGCGCAGGCACTGCCGGTTCGTACCTTCTCAATGCTCAATCTGCGGCGGGTTCGGCCAGCATCAACGTGCGGAATATTACCGCAGGTTCGTTGAGCGAAGCAATTGTGATCGCTTTCGCGGTCATTAAAGCGGTCACGGCGTAATTGAAAACGCCCATCCTCGGCGGAAGTTACGTTGCTCGGTCGATCAATGCGGCAGACAACCGCATGGTCAACCTGTTCCCCGAAGCTATTCCAGAGGGCAGCGGCGGAAAAGAGGCGGGCTTCCTGCTGCGGTGTCCCGGCCTTCGGGTGCTTGCAACTGTCGGCAACGGCCCTATACGCGGCCTGTGGGTCACCAATGGCGTTGCGTATGTGGTGTCGGGCAGCGAGTTTTACAGCCTGTCTACAAGCTACGCAGCCACCTTGCTGGGCACCGTGTCTGGTACAGGCCCGGTCAGCATGGCAGACAACGGGACGCAGATATTCATCGCTTGCAACCCTGACGGGTTTATCTACAACACTTCGACAAGCGTGTTTGCCCAGATTACTGACACGGATTTCCCCGGTGCTGGATCGGTCGGGTATCTGGATGGCTACTTTGTGTTTACTGAGCCAAACAGCCAGAAGTTCTGGGTCACCAGCTTGCTGGAAGGAACGCTAATTGACCCGCTGGACTTTGCCAGCGCAGAAGGCTACCCCGACAACGTGGTGGCTCTGATTGTAGATCACCGAGAGATTTTCCTGTTTGGCACCACCAGCGTTGAGGTCTGGTATGACGCGGGAACGCCGGACTTCCCGATGGCGCGGATTCAAGGCGCGTTCATGGAAGTTGGGTGCGAGGCCGCGTACTCTGTAGCGAAACTGGACAACAGCGTGTTCTGGCTAGGCTCAGACGCTCGGGGGCGCGGGATTGTCTATCGGGCCAACGGCTACACGCCCGCCCGACTCTCTACCAACGCGGTGGAGTACGCTATTCAGGGCTATGGCGACATCACAGATGCCATTGGATACACCTACCAGCAGGACGGCCATCCGTTCTATGTGTTGGTCTTCCCGTCGGCTGAGGCTACTTGGGTGTATGACGTTTCAACCCAGTTGTGGCATGAACGCGCTGGGTTTGCCGGCGGACAGTTTACGCGGCACCGCAGCAACTGCCAGATGTCGTTCAACGACGAGATTGTGGTGGGCGATTACTCCGATGGGCGACTGTACGCCTTTGATCTTGATGTCTACGCTGACGACGGCCAGATCCAGAAGTGGCTACGGTCGTGGCGGGCGCTTGCTACGGGGCAGAACAACCTCAAGCGCACCGCGCACCATTCGCTTCAATTGGATGCAGAAACGGGTGTTGGCCTAAATGCCTATCCCGCTTACGATGCCGAAGACCTCGCCACCGAAGCGGGCGACATCATTGTGGCCGAGTTTGTGCAGGGCTATCTGGTTACGCAAGCCGGTGACCAATTAGTTACCGAGGTCGGTGACGGTAACGAGCCGTTGGTGACCCAAGTGCAGCCTGCCGAGGACTACAACGGCTATGCGCTGGAAACCGAAGCCTACGCCGCCGCGCCGGGTTACGATCCGCAGGTCATGCTGCGCTGGTCGGACGATGCGGGGCATACCTGGTCAAACGAGCATTGGAAGTCGATGGGCGCGATTGGCAATTACGGCTATCGCACCATCTGGCGGCGGTTGGGCATGACCGAGAAGATCCGCGACCGCGTGTACGAGTTGTCGGCTACAGATCCTGTCAAGATCGCCATCATGGGCGCTGAACTGTTTGTTACCCCAACGGGTAGCTAGTGGCAAACCTTAACATCACCAACATCCCCGCGCCTCGGGTGCCGTTCATTGACGAACGCACCGGCCTCATGGCGCGGGAATGGTATCGGTTCTTTCTCAACCTGTTTATCCTAACCGGCAGCGGCAACAACCCTACTACGCTTGATGACTTGCAGATTGGGCCGCCTAACCAGCCCGACTTGGCCGAGTTGCTAATCCAGATCAACCAGAACATCGCCCCGCAGTACGAGGATCAATCGGGTGACTTTCTTGCTACCCTAGACGCAGCGCAACTGATGTCAATGATGGCGCGGTTTGACAATGCTGAGGCGGCGATTCAAGGCGCGTACCTTAATCCAATTGTGCAGACCGGCACCATCGCCAACTACAACCTTGACGGTAGCCCAACAGCGGGCGGTATAACTTACGGCACCGGATCCGCGTTGGCGGTTAGCCCGGCTGGAACAGTCGGCCAAGTTTTGGTTAGCGGCGGCGCTGGAACGCCTACATGGTCTACCGATGGGGGCGGAACCGTTACGGGCGTGTCTGTGGTGTCCGCCAACGGGCTGGCGGGGACGGTGGCGACTGCGACAACGACCCCGGCGATCACGCTCTCTACAACCGTTACCGGCCTGCTTAAAGGCAACGGCACGGCGATCAGCGCAGCGGCATCCGGCACCGACTACGCCCCCGCGACCAGCGGCGCATCAATTCTGTACGGCAACGGGTCTGGCGGGTTCAGCAACGTCACTATCGGCACTGGCGTGTCCTTTGCCGCTGGAACGCTATCTGCGACCGGATCGGGCGGCACGGTGACCAGCGTGACCGGAACGGCCCCCGTTGTGTCCTCTGGAGGGGCGACACCGGCCATTTCAATGCCCGCCGCCACAACGTCGGTCAACGGCTACCTGACCAGCACGGATTGGACTACGTTCAACAACAAGGGCAGCGGCAGCGTTACCAGCGTCAGCTTTACTGGCGGGATTATCACCGTTGCAACGGCTACCACAACTCCCGCGCTGACTGTTGCCGGGACAAGTGGTGGCATACCTTACTTCTCCAGCGCGTCAACCTGGGCTACGTCTGCTGCTCTTGCAGCGGGTGCGCTGGTGCAGGGCGGTGGTGCTGGTGTCGCTCCGTCTACCATAACTACTGGAACGGGTGTTGTTACCGCGCTCGGGGTCAATACCGGAACGGCTGGCGCGTTTGTGGTGAACGGCGGCGCACTTGGCACACCGTCCAGTGGAACCGTCACCAACCTGACCGGCACAGCGTCGATCAACATCAACGGAACGGTTGGCGCTACTACCCCGGCTACGGGTGCGTTTACTTTGGTAAGTGCGACGGGTGCAATTACCGGGAATTCCGACAACAATAACTTTTTGGTCAACTCCACAAATGCAAGTGGGTATTCATCCATCTACTTTCAGTTGTCTGGCAGCAACAAGGGGGCGATATACAGAAACCACACCGCTGCTCAACTGTGGGTTACTACGCAAGGCGCGGCAGACCCGTTGATACTGGGGGTCAACACGACAGAAGTTGCTCGCGTTTCCAACACCGGCCTCGCCGTCACCGGGGCGCTGAGCGCAACGGGCGTTGTCACATTCTCAAATTACGGCGCTGGCGCTGCAACATTTTCCGCTGCGGGTGTTATTTCATCGGTATCTGATGAAACGTGGAAAACAAAAGACGGTGTTCCAACCGACCCCGATGCAATGCTTAAAAAGTTGGAGCCGGGATACTGGTATTACAACGACGAAAAGAAAAAAACATTTGGTGCAGACCGGCAGCTTGGTTTCTACGCGCAAAACGTCAATGCAGCTATTGGGCCAGAAGCGGCACCTGAACCAGAAGAAGGTAAGCCCTGGGGGTATTACGACAGGTCGGTGCTTGCAATAACGGTTATGTCACTACAAAAAGCGTTAGCAACAATTGAAAAGCTGTCTGCTAGACTAGAAGCAAAATAAAGGAAACAAACATGAGCGTAAATCTTTCCGCACTTGCTGGCGCCGGGCAACAATTTTTTGACAACAACGGCGTTATTTTGTCGGGTGGCAAGTTGTATTCTTACGCTGCGGGAACAACCACTCCGCAAGCCGCCTACACTAGCGCGTCAGGCGCTACCCCGCACACAAACCCAATTATTCTTAATTCGGCTGGCCGGGTTGCTACCGGAGAAATTTGGTTGACCGCGGGCGAAAACTATAAGTTTTCGTTATTTACGTCAACCGACGTGCTTATTGCAACGTGGGACAACATTACCGGCATTAACGGCACTGGCATTACATCAAATGCTGTTAATGTTGAATATGACCCCGCAGGTTCAGGAGCAGTCGCCACCACGGTGCAAGCGAAGCTGCGTGAGAGTGTGAGCGTTCAGGACTTTGGCGCTGTTGGTGATGGTGTAACCGATGATTACGCAGCTATTGTTTTAGCACTAACGGCGGCAGCGGGTAAGCGTCTTATTTTCCCCTACACAGGAGCAGCGTATAAGTTCGGGACAAATTTAACAATACCAGAAAACATAGAAATTATTTACGAGCCGGGGGCAATTCTGTCACCCGTAGCGGCACAAACGATTACGTGGACAGGTAATATAAATGCTTCACAGGTGTACATCGCCAATTTAAAACAGGCGGCTAATGTCCCGGCTAGCTTGGCAACCTATGCTCAGTTTATGAATTGCTTTTTTGCTAAAGGAGGTGACGGAACAAACATTACGCACCGGGTTGCCATATACGGGCAAGGTCAAACTGGTGGTGGTGGAACCAACGGGGTGCAAGGTGCAAATCTAGTAGTCCAGCAAAACGCAGCAGACGCAATGGCGCTGACTATAGGACTTGAAATAGATGTCAACAATTTGAAGTCTGATGACCCGCTGGATCCTACAGCAGCAGAATCGCATTACGGTCTTTATATTAGCACCGGAGGGTTATATAAAGTCGGCCCTGCTGCGATATACGTAATCAGTGGGGGTGGCACAGCCACCCAATGGCGCAGGGGCTTAAAAATAGCGCAGGGTGCTGTTTCTGATTTTGCTATCGACTATCAGGGTGACGGATCGAACGGATTTTTCCAAGTCACCGCCGCCTCAGAAATGATGGCTAGACAGATGACAATTAAGCCTGACCTATCTTGGCTTACCACGACTCAAATAAAAACAGGTTTGGCTAGTTCTAACCCATCTATCCGTATGTATCGAACTATAGGAGATGGGGTTAATTCAAGGGCCGTTTACATAGAAAACACAAACGGCGTTTTGAACTTCCAAATAGCGGATGCTTTTGCTGCTCCCGGTAGTGAGGTAATGACAACGTATCTCGGTTTGTCATCTGCTGGCATGACGTTCAAAGGGACACCGGCTGCTGCCGCGAGTGGGTATTTAAACGTTGGCGCAGCTACGCAAGCCACCATAGGCGCCAATGGTGCTGCATCTGCTTTGACGGCAAATCCACTTGGATACCTTATTGGTTATTTGGGCACTACAAAAATTGTTGTTCCTTATTACAACGGATAAGTTATGAGCTATGAACTTAAAGTCTCATTGGCCGAAATCAATTTAATTGGCCGTGCGTTGTCGGATTTGCCATTTAAGGATGTGGCGCTATTGATAGGCAAACTACAAGGGCAGGTTGACGCGCAAAAGATTGCCGTTGACGAACAAGTGGAAACCAACACATGACCACAATCACTTACATCATCATGTTGGTCGCGCTGCAAGCGGCTGACTTGCTGACCACTTAGTCGTGCTTAACAAACAGGGGCACTGAAATGACCGTAACCGTAAAAGTGCTGATACCGGCTAAAACAGCCGAAGCAACTCAAGTAACCCAATACACCGCAACCAACGTCACCACAATCATCGACAAGTTCACGGCGACCAACTTCAGCGCAACGGCTGCAACCCTGAGCGTTAACCTGGTCACGGCGGCAGACACGGCTGGCAACCAAAACTTGGTCACCAAGACCAAGACTCTGGCCGCGTCTGAGGTGTACACTTTCCCCGAGATTGTCGGCCAGGTGCTGATGGCAAGCGGGTTTATCTCCACCATCGCTGGAACGGCCACGGCCATCAACATTCGTGCAAGTGGGCGGGAGGTGTCGTGAGTTTCATAGAACCTGAGATTCGGCATCACTTTGGCGGCGGTGTGTACGCCAAGGAAACCATTATTCCCGCTGGGAATTGGTTGGTGCAGCATGTCCATCATTTTGACCACCTGTCCATTCTGGCGCAGGGATCGGTTGAACTGATCACGGAAGCGGGTACTCAGGTCATTACGGCCCCAGCTTGCATTACGATCAAGGCCAACCAGCACCACGGCGTGAGATCCTTGACGGACGTTATTTGGTACTGCATACACGCCACAGATTGCGTAGACGAAAGCAAAATCGACAGCTTGCTTATCGTTCCGGCTATTGAATCACAAGTAAAAGTTATCGCGCAGACGTTGCGTAAGGAGAACTGATATGCCATGGATGCTGCCAGCCGCAATCATAGGGAGTTCGCTGCTTGGCGCGGAATCCTCGTCCAACGCTGCTGACACTGCCGCTCAAGCCTCTGGACAAGCCTCTGCCGCGTCGATTGCTGAGCAGCGCCGACAATACGAT